GTGTCTTAGGACTATCAAAAAACCTACCCCCCTTGCTGCTATTGCATGATGAACACAATACTTGCAGATTATCCAGTGAATCAGTACCACCTGCCACTCTTGGAATGATGTGGTCAACGCTTAGGCGTTCCTCGGTGCCGCACATCTGGCAACATCCGTCTCTACGAATCACTTGCTCGCGCAGTCTGCGCCACGCAGTAGTAGATCCTGATTGCTTAAGCTTTGACATAGACACTCTTTAGGCAATAGTCACAATAGGCATAATGAATCGAGGCGTAGTTGATGTGTTTGTACTTATGACCCAGCAACCAACAGAGTAAGCCTCTCACTGCCAACCTCTTGTCTTTAGATGATGTAAAGCTTTGCAATAATCAGGCTCATCATACGCTGTAATTCCGTATCGGTGTTGGACATACTTCCAATAAAAGTAGAACTGGTAATCGTATGGAGCATCTATCAGCTTCTCATTACGAATTTGGTAATAGCCATGATGAGAGCCATTGCGAGCATCGATTCTAAAGCTTGATTCTCTAAAGACTATCTCTTGATGACAATCAAATTGCTTATTGGTTAATTGATAATCAGCTAATGAATGTAAATCATAATAAGGATCTATTGAGCCTTGACCTACTGCAGTAGTCTGCATAGATAGAGCTATCCCAATAGCTGCGGCTACCCCCCGAGCGATCCGCTTAGGCGGCTCGGGTTGAGCCTTTTTAGAGGCTCTAGCCTGTAGCGTACCACGCCAGTCAAGTTTCCACAGGGCTAGGGCGTGTCGTAAGCGTATAAATGACTTTTGTACCAAGTTATCCACAGGCTGTGTGTAACTAGTTATCTGTAGAGTAAAAGCCGCTTCCCTTAAATTGGATACCTGGAACTGAATAAATCTTCTGCATCGAACTATGGCAGAACTGGCATTTCGGATCATGTGGTTCATTGATTGAGAACTCCTTCTCGTACCGCAAGTTAGCCTCGCAGTCCTCGTTGGTACATTCGAATTCATAGATTGGCATTAGATACCTTGCATGTCCGGCATGGGACTTCCTTTAGTTTCCACGATCCACATATTGTGCATCTTTCAGGCTCTAATTGTACTGAATTTTGCTGAATATCTCCGTAACCTGCTTGTAGAAGTAGTTGGACAAGATCACCAAACCTCATAAACGCGAGATACTCAGGAACGGCTTCCTGCGAATCCCCTTGTCCGTTCATTCTGGCCACCACGAAATAGGGCTCTTTGCCCGCACTCCTTTTGGCTGCTTGTCTCAACCACTCCATTGGCGAGAACTGATTGCGACTCTTGACTTCACAATCATAAGGAACATTGATTATGTCCTTTCCGTTTCCTCGCTGCACCGATGCTCCAGGCCACCATTGCGATAAGTATTCCGCAACGCTTCTCTCGGACTTGTAGCCTCGATGCTTCCTGCTTTGCGACATGGATTAGGTCATGCCTTTCCAGCAGAATTTATCGTGTGGCATTTATCGCACTTCCACTCATTCATCAAAGCTCTAGCCTTAATCTGAGCCACTGTTGGTGGCGTATTACATAATTGGCAGATAATGGCAAAGCCTAATAATTGGAGATCATAGGCTGCTTTTTCAGCAGCTTGTAATTGTTCATCGGTAGGGAATTGTTCCCATTCATCATCTTGATTTCTGAAATATAATTTACCCACGTTTCACCTGTGGCTTCCATGTTCCGGTCTCTTTATCAATTTCATACCATCGAGGTTCGCATCGCTCAGCTTCTCCGGTGATGTGGTTAATGCAGCGCCAGTGACCCCAAGGCTTACCAGCTTTGGTGGTACCAGTTTTCCAGCTCATTTCGCCATGAGGGCAACGCTGTATATCCGAATCCGTTGTGCCACCAAGAACTGATTTCACCATCTCGACTGCTCCTTCCATAGTCTGAACTGGCTCTGCTGATCGTATCTGCCATGGATCATCTTCCTTTGGTACTGGGACATATTCTTTCGCCGTTTGAGCCATCTTTGCTTTGACCTCTGCAACTACATTCTGTGTCTTTGCGACCTCTTCCATGCTTTCACGCGTAGCGGTCTTGGCTGAGCCTTTAAGCAGAATAATCGCCCTGCCTAAAGCTGACGTGGCAGTATCTTCGCAGTAGTAGCGAGCCATATTGCGGTTGTATAAATCTCTTGCGCCAAAGGCTATGTTTGATACTGCCGGGGTCGTGTCTGCGCTGTCTCTGTAGATTTCAGCTCTAACTCGTATGTAACCATTTACAGGATCATGAAACTCTGTTACCAAGTTAGAACGTCCCATGGGGTAATTCTCAATAAACCAGCGATTCAAGGTTGCAACATCTTCGTAATCTTCTAAGTTAAACATAAAGCTCATTCTCCGTTACTCTTAATTGACCACTGATTGCGAAGTACGCACTTCCATCGATGTAATTGTCCACTTTTCCAGATTCCATTGATCTAGCGACTTTGACCAACGCAAGGCACATCGCCACTTGGTAATCAGTAACTGGCATTTCAAGATATGCAGACCATAGGGATGCGGTTCTGGACATATTGTCTGTTGGGTGACCATAGTCCATTCCACGCTCTTGAATGATTGCTTTTGCTTCAGTAAGAAAGTCACCAGCGTTCATCGATTCACCTGATGCTGGGTCTGTGCCTTAATCATCCGGCGGGCGTTAATCTTGCCCTGAATCTTGCCGTGTTCGTGTCCCTTGGCGTAACCAAGTAAATAGCCAAAGATGAGGCCGAGTGACCCCATTCCAATAAGTGCATGATCTACATTCATGATTGCTCCCGTTCTTTTAGGTGTAAGGCTGGTTCCGGCTCTACTCTCCACCCTGGGGATTTCGCCAGCCTTACAGAAAGAACTTTACATCAGATGTAGCCGACAGCCCCCATGCTTTGATAACAGTCTGATAACGATTTCAGCAGGATTCTCATCCTCAAAGACTGGACTAGCGAACCCGTCCATAGACCTTGCCATTGACGATAAACGTGCCGTTCTTTTCAATATTGATAAGGTCGACCTGAACGCTTGAACCTTTGACGTACATGATGGCAAAGGCCTGCTGCCAATTAGCCGTTCCCTTGGTGTATGAGGCCTGTTTGAAGTCCATGAGATTACCTACCTCGACTCCATGCAAAACACGCCCTAAACGGCCACCAGAGGCTTCTGTGAAGGCGCTACGGCCTGCTCTATGGGTATGACCAGAGATGACGTTCTTGCCATGCCTACGAGCCGCTTCTAGGGCTGATAAGCCACCTAACTGCTTGATAGGCGTATGGTCTCCATGTACTGCAATCCAGCCTGGAGCGATATTCATAGGGTTCTTATGGAAGGTAATGCCTAGTTCATCGAACTTCATAAACTTCTCGAATCGAAGCTCTGGCAAGGATAGGAAGGATGGAATCTTCTTCATGATGATGTTGTACAGGCGATCTGTGTGGTTAGACCTGATGCAGTCCGTTACCCCTAATTCCCAAAGAAGCTCTACGCACCTATCCCGGTCATCGCCAAGGCTCTGCTCATAAGCTTGTGGGGTTCCTTCTGACCATTTGGATATGGTCTGGAAGTCAATTTCATCGCCGATGGTAACTGTCTGGTCTGGCTTAAAGGTCTGTAAGAATTTAGCGATGTTTCTAGTGACGTGCACATCCTCGAAAGGAACCTGCAAGTCTGAAAGTATTACGATTCGCTTAATCGTCATCCTCATCTTCGTAGGGGATATTGTCTATGCGGTTAGGCAAGTTAGGGATAATCCAGTCAGGAAAGGATTCACGATCAGAGAGAAGCCAAAAGGCGTGAGTCTCTGTAAATCCTGCTTTGCGTAAAGACTTGTAATATTCATTAAGCGCTATGGCATAAGCATCTAATGCGCTGTAAGTATCTAAGTCTATGACTGGTCGTTTCCTTGCCATGAGATAAGTGTTACCTACCTAACAACTCGATTATGGTATCGACACGCGCTTCTAATCTTGATACTTGGTCTTTAAGGCTTGAACCTGAATTGGGCTTTAACTCTGAGAGATAATGCTTAATCATGAACTGCGTATATGCAGCCAAGCCGCCTAGAACTGTAACTACTCCTACAGCCCAAGCTGCGAGGTCTGCCGCGCTCACTTCTTCGGAGTTGCGTAACCGAATACGCCCGCTAATACAGCCCAAAGGATTGAGCGATAATCAAGTGCAAAGTTAGATGCACCCCAAGCAGCTAGAAAAGCGCCTGCTGTAAGTATTGCTGGATTCTTCATATTCATTCAGTTCCACCTAACATGGGTATATTAAAGAACGAGCCATCCGTCTCGCCTTTTGCAGTGAAAGATATGTGGAGATGCTTGCGATGCGGATTAGATCCTTTGTAAGTTCTCCAACGCCAGCCCAAGATTGGCGATGCAATTCGTCCATCAAAAATGATGTATTTGATTCGTTTGTCTTTTTTTGCAGCTTTACGAATCTGATCTGCCAAATCAGGCATGAGGTCTGGCTTTCCGGATTTACCTGCAAGGTCTCGGTCAATGTCCAAGGCACATACCCAGCCTCGAGCATTAGGGATGTGGTCAGACTTGCCCTTAGCAACATGTCGGGCATCTGCCACCCAGCCATCACTACTACGATCTCTATCGGCGTAGGTCTGGTCAATCTGTTCACGAAACTGCCAGCCTGCTTTGCATAACTTAGGAGTCATCGCAAATAGGTTTTAAGCTCTTCAGGAAGAGGCTGTGCATAATCCCATTTGGCGATGTAATCGCCTTTTCCGTCTGCATCATTTTGTAGAATGATTTCGGGCGTTTGTAGCAGTTTGCCTTCTAACTCTGGAAAGTTGCGAATGACTGCTTCGTATAGTGTCTCTTTTGCCATTATGAACGTACTCCCACTCCTGTGAAATATGTATTTGAAGCGCCACCGATTGTAGTTGGGCTTGAAGCATCAAAAGCGCAATAAATTTCTAGATAATCTGTTGATCCATTCATGTAGACCAAAGTGCTTGCGTTGCCGAATGGGTAACGGAAAGCATCTACGCCTTCAATTAAGCCGATTGTCTGATAGGCAGTTCCATTCTTGTAAAGCAAGAAGTACCAACCATTTGCTGTGCTTGCAGAGAATCGAACTCCTGTGCTGATTTGATAATAACCGGCAGTAGTTGGGGTGAATCGGCTAGAAGCAAAATTGCCCGCTGTGTCGAATTCTTCTGTAGGAAAAGTAATCTTTGTGTAAGTAGATGCTGAAAAGCTTTGTGCTGATCCATTGTAAGCAGAGAACGCAGGTAATGAGGCTGAAGGAGCAGCAGCCCATTTAAGACCAGTAGCGGTTGTGCTATCAGCCATCAGGACTTGATTGTTTGAACCAACTGCTAAACGAGAAAAAGCATCTGCTCCAGTTCCTGCAATTAAATCACCCTTTGCATCGATTGCAGTAGCCATTGAGTTGGTGATAGTTACATCGCCAGAAGTGCCACCACCTGAAATACCAGTACCAGCTGTGACCGCTGTAATGTCACCTGGGTTGGGTGAAACCCATGTGAAATCTAAATCTGTATTTGTTGCCTTTGAAAGAATCTGCCCTGTTGTTCCGCCTTTAAGGTCGACTAGAGCAGTATCGATATCTTGCCCGAGGGCTGCGATGGCAGTAGCGCCATCTTTTACAAGATCCGTCGATTGGGGGATATCCCACCCAAAGTTTGTGGTTGTCGTTGCCATTACGCTACTGCTCCAATCGCATTAAGCCAAGTTAGGCTAGTGTTAAGTGTGTTCCAAGTCTCCGCCGCATTTACCTGCTCCCATTTTACAGCAACTTGGGAGAAACTTATCGGAGAAGCATTGAAAGTTACGGATAGATTATTGAGGCTTGCCCTAAACGTCCAGCCTTCGACATAGCCCTGAAATGAGCCATTGGTGATATTGCCTGGAAGGTTCTGAATCCAGACTGGTTGACCCATGAAAATATTGATGAGGGCATCTCTATCTGAATTGTCGATTTCAGGATTGCCTAGAATAAATGTAATAGCCTGAAACTTAGGATAAGGATAAGCTCGCAAGCTAATATAACGATTAGCCAAAGATTGAGCATCGGCAGTGTGTTTAATCCTTGACGTGTATTCCTCGCCATAAACGCCAAAAAGGCTTTGGCTGGTGGCATCGGTGGCGGTATAAGTTTGATTGCCGTTATTGTCGTAATTGATTGTAAATCTATTGCGTAGATCACCAGCGCGAGTAGTCGCAGCCAGCCCTATGCCGTTGGCATGATTGGCATCCAAAATGGTGTAGCCATTATTGGCTAGGTAGTCTTGCCTATGGGTCGAATCGGCGTATCCGATGTTGCCATTGGCATCTTCGTAGATAACCCCAAAGGCTGAGTTAGCAATGTCCGCACATAATGAATAAAGGTCAGTGTTGCTAGAAGATCGAGCAATAAGGGTGTAATCGCCTGGCTGGTCAATTTCGCCTAAACCAAGATTGACTGCATTAGCCCAAGTCTCAGTAGAATTGTAATTAGCCCAAGTCTCTGCTGCTGGAACTTCATTCCACTGGCCTAACAGATATCCAGATAAAAGCGTATAAATCTGGTCTCCGTCTTGGTCTTGTGACAAAACTCCTGCATCAATAATCTTAGGCAGTTTAGATAAAGCACCTAAAGCCGTAATTGTTGCTGTAGTGGTGTAACCGATAGAACCTGCTCGATTGACAGCAATTGTAAAGTCAGAAACATAACCGCCAAAGATGGGAACGTAGACATTAGCCGAATTTGTTACCTGAACTGAAAGGCTTGTGCCTACTGTAAAGTCATAAGAACTATTATCAAAGTTAAGAAGCTGTAATTGGCAATAACCCGCTACTGGCTGCTGGTTGATATCTGTACGACCCGAGGTAATGGTCAGATTAGCCACTGTTACATCTGTGACTTCATTTCCATCTACTTGAATTTTATAAGTGGGAGTCCAGGCGGTCATGAATAAATCAAGCTCCCGCCAAGGGTTCCTCGAGCTGAGGAATCATTGAGAAGGCCGACAATTTGACGGGCTGTAGATTCAGGATCTATAGCGCCATTGACTGTGATGCTAGTGGTTCTGCCTTGAGCAAAAGCGCGAAGGCGAGCATCGGAATCCATAATATCCGGCGATATTGTCGGTGCTGTGGTTACGCTTGGAGTTGTAAATGATGCGTTATTTATTGCAGGGCTTGAGTACGAGGCTCCGCCAAAGAAGCCACCAACTGCACTACCTACGCTCTTGATGAGATCAACAATTCCTTTTATGCGATTATAGATGTTGGTTAAAATGCTTAAGAATCTAGCGAAGCCATCGATAGCGCCACTAATGATGTCGCCTAAAAGGTTGAAAGCCCCACCTAGAATCTTGCCTAGAATTGGCGCTAACACGTCTCTCGCAAAGTCAGCCACATTTCTCATTAAATTGTAGAAAGGCTGAAGCTCGTCATTGTTGCGCTCTAATGATCCACGAACGCTATCAAAGGCGGACTTAAGACCATTGATAATCGGTTGGATAACTTTCATTACAGGTGAGAGTTTATCTCCGATATTAGTGGTGAAATCTTGAATGGCTGGGATAACCTTATTGACAATTATCTCGACCATTGGAGTAATGGCTGTAAGGATAAAGGCTCCGATGGTTTCCTTGCCTTCATCAAAAGCAATCTGAAGGCGTTGCATCTTGCCTTGGAATGTGTCGGCTTGGGTTGATGCCTGGTTAGCAAAGGTATCAGCTAACTTAGCCGTAATCTCTTCCATGCTCATGGTCTTGAGTTGTGCAGATGTAAGACCAATACCTAACTTGCTAAGAGCTGCGGTATTGCCTTCGGCAGCCTTTGCCATAGCGTTTGTAACAGCTTCGAGGGATTTGCCTGAGCCTGCTGCAACATCGATGGCGACAGTCTGTAGTTTTTGAGCCTTTTCTACATCGCCAGTGGCTCGAGCTAGTCGTTCAAGAGAAGGGCGCAACTGATCGTCAGTCACGCCAAAGGCTAGGGATGTCTTAGTTATGTAATCTTCAGTTGCTGCTATTTGGTTCTCTGTAGCCCCTGTGACGTTCTTTAAGGTAAGGGCTAACTTAGTCTGTGCAGCGGCATCTTCTATAGCTGCTTTAACGCCATCTATGGCTAATTTGCCTGCATAAGCGACAGCGGCTGCTCCAGCAGCTGCAAAAGCTAGGCCTGCCTTCTTACCAAAATCTGAAACCTTATCGCCAAAGGTAGCAACATCTTTATCGGCCTTGTCGAGATTCTTAGTGAAGTTATCAACGTCAGCAAGGAGTTTAAGCGTTAACGCTCTAGTACCTGTTGCCATTAGCCCCACTCCTTCAAAATCTTAGTAAATGAATCAGTCCATCTAGCAACTATCTCAGGTTGAATCCTGCGAAGTGTTGGATAGATAAACCATCCCTTAGAGCCTCGACCTTGACGGCCTGACCAGACAGGGAACTGCTTATATTTATTAGATCCGAATTCTGAACCGCCCCAAATATCTTTAGTGGTTGCACCACCGGAGAACTTCTGAGAAGCGAAGCCATAAGTAATCTCGCCAATGCGGCTCGACTTCTTAACCTTAGAACCATCTGCAATTCTGCTTGCAACCTTGCGGCTTTGAAGAGAACCAGCAGTCCGGCTAACCTCAGCCTTAGCGAATTCAGCCAAAGCGCCTGATTGGCGCTTGGCCTCATCGTTGGCTTCCTCGCTCATATTCTTAAGAGCTTTAAATACTTGACGAAGCTCGGTCTTATCAAAGGCGAGTACTTCATCCGCCATTGCGCTTCTCCAGTATCTCGATAGCCGTAAGAATATCCTCGGCAGTTTGCCAGTGATCCATAGGAATCTGTGTGGCTATTGCCAGTTCAACTAAGAGTCGGCTTACGCTTCCTCTTGGATGACTTTTGGGTCGCTTTCACCTACTTCGACATCGGCTACGGATTCCATCCAGACATCAAGTGTCTTGGTTGGCTTACCGCCTGCCTCACGCTTCATGGCGCTGTGTGCTACATAAAGAATGTCCCACATTCCGCCGAACTGGGAGATAACCTTTTTAGTGGTCATTTCCCAGCGGGCGTAATCTGGTGGTCGAACCATGTAAGTGGTTTCGGATCCATCTGTATATTTAATTGTTATTTGCTGTTGCATTGTTTGCTCCCGTTTCTATCGGCTTAGGAGAATGTCTCTGTGACAGTTCCGTTTGCGACCTTGAATGTGAAGTCTACAGTCTGTGCGTCTGTTCCAGCGCCCCCTGCTGTTGGAAATTCAGGAAGAATTGGGAACACGAACTGAGCGCCTGTAGCAGCTGTAAGTGTTACTGAGATTGTGGTGTCTGGTGCTTCTGCTGCTGCCCAAAGAGCTTCGCATACTGATGCTGTCTTGCCCCAGTCTGCAAGCATTGAGAGAGCAAAGGTTGCCTCTACGTTAGTGGTTTTGTAGGCCTCGCCATCGAGAGTCTGAAATGTCTCACGAAGGTTTGTCTTTGTTAGAACTGCTGAAAGTGCCTGAGCCTCGATATCTGTTCCACCTGTGAAAGATAGAGAAATATCGCGACCTGTGATTACTGTGGTTGCCATTATTTATCCTTAGTTTGTTTGTGTGTAGTAGGTAGAAACTCTGATATCTGCCACCAAGACATTGGAAGGGCCGACCTGAGTAACCGTTGGTTTTTCAACCGCTCCGACTGTGTACCCTGTTGGGATCACCTTCAGAACACTTATGACGAGCTGCTCGAGATTGTCGAGCGATGCAGGGTTGCTGTTATAGGCAACCGCTACTGAGATGACAAGATTGATTTTGATATGGAGCGTGGACTTATTAATAGTCTCAAGCTCGAGGTAAGGAGAATCTGGAACTGTCACCACAAAAGGAACCATAGGAGCCTCAGGAACGTAAGCGTAGACGTTACCTGCAACGCCTGCAAAGGCTGTGGCTAGAGGTTGACGGACAGTATCGAGAATTGTGTTAGGCATTTACTGCACCATTGAATCGGTGTCGATGTACGCCCCTAGGAGTCCTGATACGCGATTAAAGAGGCTGCGCCCTAAACGATAAGGGCTAACGTTTGTAAAGTCGATTCCCTCAATCTGTCCACCTGGAGCGATGCGAGATTGGAATACTTCTACTGATACAGCCAAGACTGCTGACTCTACAGCTGAGACTCCGACATAAGTCGCTGCGCCTGAGAGTGTTGCGAGCCCAGAAGGAATGACATTCTTTGGAGCAATATCCGCATTGGTAATAGCGACAGTAAATAGATCATCATAAGAATCCGAGACTGTGAAAGTTCCGTTGAATGGGGAGCCGCATCCTGTGATGACTACGCTCTGACCCGCTGAAAATTGGTTCATGCCAACTGTCTTATAGATGGCGATGTTTGCTTCTAGTTCTACTTCATCGATTGCTACTGCGTACTTTACAAGCATTGGCAAAATGACTGCTTCTGCTGTATCGATTACATCTGTGAGGTAAGCATCGTTGTAGAGGGAACTAGAAACGCCAAGGACAGAGCGAAGTTCGCTTGCTGTAACTATTGTTGCCATTTCTAGTTCCTCTCGTTAAACGACTGGGGGAGCCACCGGGAGCAGCAGCTCCCCCATGATTAGTGTTGGTTATGCAACCATCCAGCGGTAAGCGCCTGCGCCAAGCTTTGTAGCAACTGCGCCGTAGCCGTAGTAACCGACCTGAACCTGACCTGTTGAGATCAAGTTGCTCTGGAGTGAGAGACGTGGGCTCTCGTACCATGTGTAAGCGTCTGGGTTGACAACAATCATTGTGTTATCGCCAACGCCTGAGCCAGTTGTAAGCTGACGATCTACGCGAAGGTTCAGTCCGAGAAGGTTTCCACGAACTGATGTTGCAGTAAGTGTTCCGCCCGCGTTCTGTGGGTTGATTGTTTGCTGGAATACAGGACGGTTTGAGCCATCCACGAGTCCCATCAAGTTGCCCCATTGTTCTGGGCTTACGATGATGTTTTGAGCAAATCCAAGTGTTCCCTTGTAAATAGATACTGCTGCATCTGATACAAAGTCTGCAATGTTTGCTGCTGAAACTGTGCGGTTTCCGCCGTCTGTTCCGCCTGCAATAAGAGCAGCTGAAACCGCAGCATCTGTTGCCTTTGCGTACGCATACTCCATCTGACGAACGAGTTCAGCAAAGAACGCTGGTGATGAGCGATCTAGAAGTTCGAGGCTGAATACCTGTTGTCCAATGAACTTCTTAACATCGACAGAAACAAAAGCTGCGTTCTGGTCTGTTTCTGATGGTGTTCCGCCTTCAGATGCGATTGCAACTGTTGGAGCAACTGTGATCTTAGGAATTTCGAATGTCATACCTGCATCTGGAAGTGCAGCAGTTGAGATTGATTCGATTGATGGGCGGTCTGCATTTGAGATGCCATTGATTACGGTAGTGAGTTGGCGTGTAGGTACCAAGCCACTGTTATCCGCAGTATCTGCCGCAGCTGCAACGTACATACGTGATTCTTCGTTGCCAAGCTTTGCGCGGACTGAGTGCTCGAGATAAGAAGCCTTATCAACGATTGGGTTACGAACAGTTGTTGAAATGTAAGGTGCTGTTGCAGCCTTAACTTCAACCTTTGCAGCCTCTACCGTTTCTGCGGCAGGAGCAACTTCTGGAACGGTAGTGTCTGACACTTGTTCTCCTTCTGTGGTTGATTGTGTTTCTTCCTGAGTTGTCTCAGAAACCTGTGTATCTTCAGCCGCTACTTTTGCGACCTCAGCGCCTGGAATAGCGCCGTCTGTGACAAGGCTGACCTCTACGAGATCACTTGCGCTGATTGCCATTACGCCATCTTGGTTGTCCCAAGCCTGAACGTCTACGCCAACAGAAAAGTCTGAGCGAAGGCCGGTGGCTGCCTCTTCGAGAGCATCATTACCAGCTGTGGTCTTAGCAATCTTAAACTCTGCTGTAATGCCTGTGGCATCTTGTTCCCATGACATTAACTTGCCAAGAGGGCGAGTGGTGTCATGCTGTAGAACCAACTTAGTGTTTTTAGCCATGGTAATTGAATCCGGCTTAAACATTGTTCGACCCGCTGAGGTGTTGCCTTCAGCGTTCCAAGAAACAATACGGCCTGCGATGATTCGTGACTCTGCATCTGCTGCTGTGATAGCAACTGGCATCGTTATCTTCATGCGTTCTCCTTGTTATCGATTAGATCTTCTTCTTCGCGGATTTGTTCAACGCTCATAGCGCCGATGCGATTAAGAATTTCGTACACCTGAGCGCGTTGCAAAGCATCAGAGCGCAGGAATTCGTCTAGTGAGAATCTGATTTCTCCGGTGGATGAGATAAAGTCTGGCATTGAAAGGCGCTGCTCGATGGCAGAAAGAATTGGCTTCATGGAGAAGTCGATAAGGCTACGCCTCTCCGAAACGCTGTTGGAGTAAGTCATGCTTGTAGTTTCTGCGCTGACGAAATAGGCAGGAAGGTTGCAGGCGCGAGCCAATTCCAGAGCGACGTACTGACGAGCCTCGTTCAGCTGTAATTTGGCTGGATCGATGCCCAACGCCTGCAATTCAACATCAGCATTTAGAAACGCTGTTGACTTTGTAAGGCGAGCGGTTCTCCAAGATTCAAGCAACTTAGAGATTCGCTCTGCTGGAAGATTAGTGCCGTTTGATTTAAGAACTTGTAGTGGAACTGGCTCTTTAGCAAAAGTTTCAGCGGCTTGCTCAAGTGCATGAGCTGCGCGAATTGTGCGACCTGCGCGATTTAGAATTCCTTCATCAAGGCCATAGAAAACCACAAGTGAACCGACACCTTGATTTGGAACTACTGATCCATCAACTTGATACCCGACAATTTCGGTGTCGTTTGCATTTAACTTTGGTGTTACGCGATTAGGTGCAACGCGAGTCCATGCTCGGACTCTTCCAGTGTCCCCATATTGCTCGAGGACTTGACCATACCCGACACCATGGAAGAGAAGGTCTTCCGCGAGCCAGGCATAAATTGCGGAACCAGGAACGCGAGGATCTGGTTGATTAATTACTGCTGGAGTTGACATGTGCGAACCATCGAGCTTTGAGTATTGCTCGAGTGGGAGTGATGCCAAAGTCGAACAGATGATATTTCTAGCACGTGCGATGGTTGGAACCGCCATGGCTGTTTGACGAGTTGCAACTGAGTTAGTAAATACGAAAGGATTAAAAGAAGCTGTGTTATTAAAGGGCGCAGGAGCAGAAGCCGCATCGACTGTGGTCTCTACTGCTGGCTTAGAAGATGTAAAAATGTCCCGGATTCCCATTGGACATATTATACGCTATTGCCTAGACATTACCCTATCTGAATGTCAACCTCTGATTCAGCGCGTGTCGCAAAGTGAGTAACCATTGCTGAAGCAACTGCACCGCAAACGATTCCACTGGCTTTACGTCCCATAACCCAACCGCCATCACCTCGGGTTAACTTAACTGCGCTGAGAACTTGCTTAGTTAGTTCTTCTTGATCACCATGACAAAGGCGAAGGCTAGAAACTGACGAAACGAATTCATCGCAGCTTTGCTGGTATTCCTGACCTGTAATCTCATGGATAGGAATCCCTGCTGGAGCCAAACGCGCTGCAACTGCCGAAGCTGTCGACTTGCTGTAGGCAACGGCATTAACTGGGAACTTGCGAACCCAAAAGGCAATGTCGTTAGCCATCTCTTTATCATCGAGGTTAACTGGGTTGAACCAAGTGTGCAAAAGGCTAACCATGAATTTATCGCCATCGAGGCGCTGGCCTGCCACAAGTGATCCATGCTTTCTGTCTGGGCTGAGGTCAATGGCCATCCAGGTATCTTTTTCAACATCCAACTGAGGCAGATTCTCGACCTTGCATTTCTTCCATTCGGCTTCAGATATAACTGGGTTAATCATCGAGACGAATTGGCACAAAACTTCTGTCCGGAAGATATCTTCACGATCCGAAAGGCTGTCTTTGATATTATCTTCATGAACTGTGTGACCGAGGCTTGGGTTGCTTTGATACCAGGCATCCTTGTCGGTTATCTCAGCTCCTGGCTCTGCCGACCATTCGAACCAGCCAATAGAATCATCGGCTCCTTCGCTTGCAGCTAGTCCGCGCTCTCTGAATTTTAGTAATAGCACCGAATTGGCATGGCCTGCGTTGGAATAGACATAGGCCTGCGGGTTAGGATTAGACATTTGGGTGAATCGCATTGATGACCAAACATCTTCTGTGTCGAATTCTCGAAGTTCGTCAATATGAATTACATCGGGCGCTGCTATACCTCGAGCAGCTGAGTTCCCGGCTCTGATGAGATATCGAGCCTTGTTCTTAAACCGAATCTCCTGCGATCCTTTAGATTCGTATTTCTTAGCAAAGTTATCTAAGAGCATCTGGCTATTCTCGATAATCTCTGAAACCTTGAAGAAGATTTCGCTCGATGTAGTTAACTTATGAGCTGTAGCCAAGTGCATCTTTTCGCCTAGAACATAGATTCCAAACAAGATTCGAAGCGCCATAAAGGTCGATTTTCCTTGTTGTCTCGGAAGCATGATGCCAATTAAAGGGTGCGCCCAGCGACCATCTGGCTTATAACGCAGGCAATCTCTAGCCAGGTTCTCTTGCCAGGGAAGCAAAGGGAATCCAATATCTTGGCAGAACTGAATCATTTCATCGCCTCTAGTAGGCAGATCTAAGGGTTTAGACCGGATTCTAGGCACTTGTGAGCCATAACGCGGTTCTACTACCCCTTCCTCAGCCGTTTGCAGCCCTTCTGAGCCGTTTTGAGCCGTCATGACTGGTTCTCATCCGGTTCAAGCCGATAGTGGCTTATTGAGGCGTTTTCGGGGTAAAAAGAACCAT